ATTGCACTTAATAATGCCTCTGAAGCTATTTGTCTGGAAGTCTTTTTAGCCATTATACTGAGTTAACCTTATACAGATCTAGTACCCTTCTAATATGGTTTCGTTTCTTTTCCTTCCCTGTTGCAGCACTTATTCGATACGATTGCCACTCGGGAGTATTTTCTATTAACTCTATTGCACTTAATAATGCCTCTGAAGCTATTTGTCTGGAAGTCTTTTTAGCCATTATACTGAGTTAACCTTATACAGATCTAGTACCCTTCTAATATGGTCTGGGAAACCTGTGTCATTTTTAACTGAAGTAGTGCCTGTATTGCTAATAGTAGTATTAACAATAGCACGATCTTTCTTATGCTCTTCTTTTAAGTAATAAGTTATTAAATCATATATAGCTAATTCTAAATCTTTGGGAGTATATTGGTACCCTGATTTATAAATTACTTCTACGGAATTAAAGCCTTTTGGAAAGGCTTTAGATACAACGTCATTAGTTCTAGTTATTATGGATAATGCTGATTCTAAGTTATACTCGTATGCGCCTGTAGTTAGTTCAACATATGGGCTTGCTTGAGAAGTTCTCTCTTTTAATGAAGTTATGCTAACAACTGGGGATTCATCTAGAAACAATTCTGAAGTAGATGTATTATGTATAGTATAATACTCCGTCTTATCAGTATCGTAGTAATCACGAAAAGTCGTACCACAATAGGTTTTTACAAGGGAACTAATAGAAATAACGAGTTGATCGATTTGAGCATCACTAGAACTACTAGTGAGTCCTTTGAATCGCTTATAATCTTCTCTATTTACTAGTTTAATCATTAATTCCCTTATAAAAACCTGGTAAGGGCTTTTAAACCCTTACCGAGTAATTTAGCTTATACTGCAAGCTTGTACTGGAATCCAAATACGGAAGGAGCAGTAGCAGAGCTAGTAATAACATCCGAGAAACCAATTCTCTGAGACATTACCAATACTCGTCGCTGCTTACCAACTTCGTTATCAGACTCAACAGTAAATCCACGCAGACGCGGAATGAAGTAGTTACGAGTATTAACGGCTACAGCAAAGAACTTGCCAGCGCCATGACCAGCAAACTCATCACATATCATTACCTTTGACCCATAGATAGATCCAACCTCGCCTTTGATCTTGGTAGCCACAGTACCCACTAAATTAACATCTTGGAATTCGGGATCTTGAAGAAGGTTGTAATAAGCGTCCATAGAGACGATATACGTAACTTCAGTAGGATTCAATCCATATTTACCAAGCCCAACTCTAGATTGTAGAAGATCAGCAGCAGTAGCTTTATCAGTTATCAAATAACCAGTAGCACCTTGATTTCCTTGGAGAGCAGCAGCATCTGCAATTGAAACCAAGCCATCGGGAGAAGCTCCGGCAGTACCATAAACTCCCTCAGCATGATTACCCATAAGGATCATCTGCTCAATAGATCGGGCATGTGATCGAATCATAGATTCTCGAATCAAAGGAAGAACAGGCATAATAGCATCTTCTTCGGTTTCATTAGCCAGGTAAGATTGACTTACGAGCTTTTTAGTTGTGATGGTCTTTTCTGTAAGATCTACACCAGAACCAGCAACAGCAGGATTATTAGTCGTAGCTCGGTTATCTAGGTTACCATGTGGCTCAACGTCACCTGTAGTAGATAGTTGAGTGCCACTGAATTCAGCATAACCAGCATCTGGCAGGATCGGGAAGATCATACTAGCTGAGTTCATAGTAACTTCTCGGAACAAAGGAGCAAGAACCAATTCAAGCTGAATATCTCGCTCGATGTTAGTACTTACTGTAAGTTCGTAGGTATCAGAAGATACTTCAGTACCAGACCAGTTATTAGCAGCCTTCTCCATAAGATTCTTGCCAAACTTAGTATCTTGCCAATTTTTGTTCGTTGCGATGCCTAGAATATAAGCGTCATCTATATCTTTGCCAAACTCTTCGGCAAAAGATTTAGAGTTTCCATCTCGATTACCAAAAACACGTTTGCTTTCATTAATCTTAACCATTTCATCAGATTTCTCTGCTATAATGGATGAAAGACGCTCTACTTCTGCCATAAGCTTAGTTTCAGACTCTTGAGCTGCAGACTTAAGGTCTTCAATAAGCTTTCCAGTTCCAGAAACCGCAGCAGAAATAATACTTTGATCTCGAACTTCTTGTGCTTGTGCTAAAGCTTTTTCTTGTGCTGCAGCAGCAGCAGCAGCAACAGCTTCAGATTTAGTCTTAGCCGCTGCTTGTTCTAGTTGCTCACCCGTAGACTTGCCGATCTGCTCAGCCAGCTTAAGGGCGAAATTCTCCATCTCTTCGTTATTCATAAAATTTTCCTTTTCTTGCACGTCTTGTGCATTCTTTGCTAGGGCTCCAGCTGGTGTTTCTCCACCAGCAGGCTGCTGGCTATTCTGAGGCTCAATTGCTTTAAATTTATCTAAGAACTTATGATAATCTTTATCATCGTTAAAGCTCTTAGATATTGAGAATCTAGCTCCTGCATTTGCAGGGATAGATACTACCGAAACTTCAAAAAGTTCAGCATCGGTTATTAAAAATCCAGCATTTTCTTCTGAATACTCTGCGTCTTTAACTAAAAAGCCAACGGAGAAGGTAGAGAGAATACCTGATTTTATAATTTCGTAAAATTTACCTGCTCCTTTATATATCTGAGCAGATATTTTCAAGCCAATGGAATCAACGTCCATAGTTAAGGCTTTTCCAATAGGTTCATTACGGTTGTGATTAAATAGTATAATTGGGTTATTTTTAAAGTTATTCAATCCATTAGTACGGGTCCAAGCCCCTGGGTCAATTATATCCCCATCTCGATCCATCTGATTAGTACTAGCATAACCTTCTATAACTAAGCTATCATCAGACTCGGATTTTTTAGTGAATACGCCCTCAATTTCAAATACTTTATCCATCATATATTTTCCTCTGAAGCAGGTTTTTTAGGTTCAACCATTTTGTTTCTAGGCTTAGACTCTGCTTTAGGCTTAGACTCTACTTTAGGCTTAGACTCTTCTTTAGGCTCTACTTTATCGAAAGCGTCTGCTCCCAAAAATACATGTACAGCTGATAAAGCCCGTGCCCAAGTTCCAAAATACCTTCGTACTATGAAGTCTTTAATTGGTGTTTTGTCACCTAGTTTTCTGTATTCATCTAGAGTGAGCATTTTACCTTGCTTTTTAAAAAACTCAGCCAATATTATCATTGATCGTCTTCTAGTCATTCTATTTCCTCTGGTCTGCCACCCTGTGAAGGGTCTACGGCACTTCCCGCTATGTTTGCGGGGACTCTTATCTGATTCATAGCTTCGTCATCTAGAGGCTCTAGCCCTACTCCGATCCTGCCCTCATTTCCAGTTAAAATTCCCCCATTTACTAAAGTAGAATAAAAAGCGGCTTGCTCCTTTAGTTCTGGTTGTAACGCTGGTACATTTGAAACATCTTCCATAACAGTAAAGCCAAAAAATCTAGAGTAAGCTTCTCTAATTTTTATGACTATAGGGAGTACTGTCTCTAAATAGTATAGTCTATGGTTTGGCCTAATATTGGCATTATTTCCACCCTCAAATAAAACATGTGGTACACCTAAGGCTTCTAATATGATTCTTTCATTTGCAGTGACCGATTCTTGAAAGCCTATTTTCTTAAAATCAATATCTACTAATTTGTCTAACTCCGTCCCACCATCAAGTATCATAGGAGTATATCCCCCAGATGTTGGATTATATCTTGAAACCCAGTTCCTAATAGTCCTCTCTTTTATTTTTTCACTAAGAGTATTAGGTGTTTTTATAACTAGTCCCGGTATGGCGCTATTCTTGAAAAAGTTATCTTGAAACTTTCTCATATCATAAAGTAGTTTCATTGTACGAGTAGCGGGTTTTAGTCTAGGAACCCCTCTATATATGGAGTTAAAACTGTTTTCTTTAATGTGAATAATTTCATTGGGAAAGAAATCGGTTCTATTGTCATATACATATTTAGTAATATAACTAATTTTGTCTGGGATAATCTCCACTTTATTAGCTGGCAATTGAAATAATTCTGCGCCGTCGAAGTAAATAAAGATATTTCCATCCATTAAATAATCTATAATAAGATTTCGTCTAAAGGTTGATATATCTTGAAAACTGTTAGGTCTTTCATTTAAAAGACGAAGTACAGTGGCTTTTCTAGTACCGATGGCAACTTTTTTATTTCTGTATAAACTATTTACACTCTTATCTAAAGCCTCTTTCTCTTCCATAGCTTTGGCCGAGTCTGACGCCCCTGCGTCAAGTATGCCAACTTTGAAAGATATTTGAGAAACATCATCTACTATTAGATTTACTGCTCTATTAACTATTTCTAGATTTTCGTAATAAAATGTATATTTAAAGGGTTGTTCACGAGTAGGTATATTCTTCCCTTCATCATCAGATATTAAGGGTTGAGCAGGATTAGCTTTTTCCTGTTCTTGTTCAGAACTAAAAATTTTAAAAATGTCTTCATTATACCAAGCCATTAATTCTGTCCTTATTCTTAACTCTCTGCTTTTCTACCCACCTACTTTGTTTTCCTGCAGTGGAACTAGCAGGTTTCTTGCCGTAGATTGAATGAAGCTTTAAATGGTGTGTATGACATAACGTAACACAATCTTCATATAATTCTTTAAGGTGGTTCTCTATAAAGCCGTTTCTTATAACCTTTATTTCATCCGCCGTAGTTATCTCTATCCCTTCTTTTTTCAACCAATTATCCAGAAGAACTGTTAGACTATGAAAATGGTGAAAATCTAATTCTTCTGTGGTTTCACAAATAAAACAATTTAGTCTTTTATCATAGTTGGACTTAGCCTTGTCCCTTACATATTTTACTAGGTCGCGCTTTAATTCCGCCATTAATTACTCTTATCTACAATACATTAGGTTAGCCTGCATTATTCTTACTTTATCTCTATTTATATAATTATACCTTGGAGGTTTTTCAATGTCAAGAATTATTTTTCCCAGCTCTCAAAATGTTAAAGCATTCACTTCATATGTGTATATAGCATAACGTATTGCATCAGCCATATGGCAATATTTATTGTGTATAGGTTTCTCTTTAATTAAATTAACATTTGGATCCCATTGATATTGGTCTAATGCTGCTAAGGAGTGCAAACATTTAGAATCCACTATTAAACGATCTCCTTCTATTATGTTCTCTACATGACCAATTCCAGATATAATATCTTTCTTAGCATTAATAGTAGCAATATCATGTTCACTAGCAAAATCAAATTTAGTTTGTTGGTTAGCTGCATCAATAAAGATATAATCTATATTATACTTATTATCAAGTATCTTAACTTCAGCAGCTTGAGAAGCGGTAGATTTCTCGTTGTCTAAGTATTCATCTAGAAGATAGTATTTGCCATCATAACTATCGTAAGCTATAACGCAGAATGCAGTAGGGTCTCTAAATCCAACATCTAGCCCTGCTATAATATCCATTCGTCTAATATCTAAGTCACTGAGATCTGCTGTGCACGTTTCTCGATTAAAAGGCCATACCTGCCCTTCAAACACACAAAAATCAGCCATATACTCTTGGGCAAATTCATTGGAAGACAAAATTTTACGAGCTTCCTCAATGTCAGCAGCCAAGGCTCTAGGATTATCTGCCCAAGTAGCATGAATAGAAGCCCAAGCAGGATAAGCACTATCAAAACCACGATCATACAGTTCGCTAAACCAGTTATTACGTCCACGAGGGGTAGATATAAATAGTACTTTAGATTGTTCATTGCCTTTAGCATCTACAATATCAAGAGTAGGGCGTAGACTAACATTAAATGCATCCATTCCTTCTGATAATGCGGCCTCGTCAAATAGTATGAAAGAATAACTACGCCCAACTACGCTATCGACCTGGTTTACTGACCCCATCCTAATAGTGGATCCGTTAGTTAGTTCGATTATTTTGTCTTTAGCATTGTCACGAGCTACTTCAAGCCCAAACTTTTTTATTAAGGAACGCTGTAAGTCAAAACTAATATTACTAAGAGAATAATTGGGGGACATAATAAGTATATTACATCCAGGTATTAATGCACATAACTGAGCTATTATATTGGCTATATAAGTTTTACCTACGCGTCTAGAAAGGCAAGCAGTTACAAATCTATATTTAGGATTATTTAATGCGTTAATTACAGCATTTTGAGGAGGTGCCGACTCGATTCCCAATAAGCTAATATACCTGTCTATTGGGAGTTTTAAAAATCTGTCTTCTTGGGGGTATGTTGCTATATGGTCAAATGGAATATCTGCGCGTGAAACTAACATTTAATGGATTACTCCTAGTATATTCGGTTGATGAGATTTCCCAGATAGAATTACAATAGTTTGACAAAGAGATATTAAATCATTTTGAGTAACATTTACTATTGCTGGATCACCACCTTGCAAAGTTTCTAGGATATATCCCGCTTTTACGATCATATTGCTCAAATCTTCTTCAGACATCATCATTATTAATTAATTTTTTCATTAATTCACCATAATTTCCATCTCCAAAAGGATTAGTTGCATCTATATTTATCTGGGTGCTGGGTGCCTGGTTTAGTGCTTTTTTCTCTTCTAACTGTTCTTTAATTGTAGACTCTCTGAACTTCATTGCAATTTGGAGAAGTTCTGCAATATCTTTCTTAGAGGTTAGTTCCGTTTCTAACATTTCTTCAAGTTTGTCATCTATGATTTGATCCAAAACTTGGGCTATTTTATCTCGATTACGGTAGCCTGAATCTAAATAGACCGCATCTACATACGCTTTAACCTCTCTTTTGTCCAGAATTTCTGTTATTTGGTTTGTAGGAATTTGTAGCCGCTGAGCCACATCGGTTATATTTCCTACTTCTAGATATGCATTAGCTACGGCTAGATTCTCTGGTGCTATTCTTATCTCTTTAGAATTTGTCATAAGTATTATTATATCAAATTTACTTATTTTTGTCAAGTAATATATTTTTTAGTTTTTACTTTTACTTTTACTTTTTACGCGATTTTTTTTGTTTTTACTTTTACTTTTACTTTTACTTTTACTTTTACTTTTACTTTTACTTTTACTTTTACTTTTACTTTTACTTTTACTTTTACTTTTACTTTTACTTTTACTTTTTACGCGATTTCTTTTGTTTTTGCGTACAGCATGTAGAATAATAATAATAATAATAATAATAATTTTTTAGGTACTTAGTGTAATATAAATTTATTAAGGTTTGATTAAGATTTAGCCTATTCTTTATATGGTATATAACGTCGCATCTCTTAAAATGAGTATTGAAATTACCTTAAGTTGGACGTGAACATGGGCCTGCGCGATCTGCATATAACCAAGTCTACTAACCGCCCCCCTCTTTATAACATAATTATCTAAAGAGCGTAGTTCTCCTCACTTTAATCTAGCCTAACATGAAAATATTTCTCTTGACTTTTAGGTGAATATGTGTGATAATATGCACATATTAAATAAGGAATTAAAGAAAATGACAAATAAATATATCGAACTGGTTAAGGGATTTATGTCAGGTGAAAAAGTTAGTGTAGAAGCACTAAATGCAAATGTTGATGCTGCAAATGTTGATGCTGATGCTGCTGCTGCTGCTGCTCATTATGCTGCTGCTGCTGCTCTTTATG